CGATCATTGACACGCACTAGAGTAGGTGTCCAACAAGTTACATTGGCATATGGCTGCAAACGAGCTATCAGTTCCGTGATTAGTGGGCAATAATTTACTACCGGATAATGCTTGGTTGCTCGGTTAACAATTAGCTTTAGAGCGTGGGTACTAAATGGGGCTTTATATAGTTTTAGTATTTTGTCCCAGATAAAGGGATTAACTTGATCCTGAGGACTGTTGTCAGAAATGAATTTCTTATTGAAGGGCGCTTTAAAAATTATAGTAGAATCTTGGATAGAAATAAAGGCGCCAGTCAACAATGGATCACTTGGTACAATGGGAGTAGTCCAAATCAATGTCTCAACAATGTCTGATGTTATCAGCCAGTTAGTTGCCAGTTGCCGTTTATATTTTACTATCATTTTTTCAACTAATGCTACTTGATTGCTAGTTAGCGGTTTATGTTGGGCTAACAAGTTTAACATATTTTGTATAAACCGTGAATCATACACACTAAGTGCAAGCCGTTGCATAAAATGCAACAAATGTTCCCGTGTAGTTAAATCCATATTCATATTATATCACACTTTCATATAATGCCGCATACAAAAGGAACAATCCCTCGGAGGGGATTGTTGAGGTCCTTGATAATAAAAGGGCCTCGGGCCCTTTTATTATCGCATACAAGTAGCTTGAGCCAGCGCGCGCCAGTTAGCACTAATCTTAGCCAAGTCCGCCACCTTCAAACACATACGCAACGACACTTCGCGCAATTTTGTGTGATTTTCCCAGATGAACGACATAATTTCATCAGATTGTTCCATTGAGAAATCATACTCGCTGAACAAGCCGCCATCGGCATCACGGTGGACCTGCTTGATGCGCAACATCTTATCACGCTCCGTGTTGATTGTCAGATCCAAAAAGTGACAACGAGATTGCAACGCATCCAAGTGAGCCTTGATTTTGTTTTGACGCCGATCATTGAAATTCATATTTGTAATGAAAATCACTGACCCATCAAAGTTGAAAGTATTTGGAATACCTTCTTCTCGCAGCAACCGCGAATCTTTATTCCACGAAATACGCCGAGTCTTGCCTGAATCAAGCGCACCCTTAAGAATGTTTAGTGCATCTTGATCTTCCCACACATCACAATCGTCAAACACTAGAACATTTTTACGGTCCGAATACTTATACAATGTAGCGAACAGTCCAATGCCTGAGATAGCGCCCTTGACAATTTCAAATCGCGGGCGCTTGCCTGCAATTTGATCAAACATACTAGCCTTTTGCATTTGGGTTGTAACACCGTATGATTTGCCGACACCCGGGGGGCCAGTCACAATCATTGCGCGAATGTCGCCGCTGATGCAAGCCATAGACATTTCGTCCAACACAGCAAACCGACTAGCAATACGATCCATAGCTTGGATCTCAGATTCATCCTCGACTACAACAGCTTGCGGCCCGGCCACAACCTCGTCGCCACTCAGATATTTAATATCTTCAATGCTATCCACTTTAACTTTGACTTCCGGGATAGCAATAGCAAACTGCCCGTCATTCTTAACTGTCACGTAATTTCCCTTTTTACCTGTTTGAAACCCCTTGACCAGAGTGAACACTCCGTCGATAACGGGTTGATTGCGATAAGTACCAGCAAGAATTTGAATAGTAGCCATTGATTTTTTCCCCGTGTATTAATTGTTTCAATACAAGTATTGTATCACATAACCCATTTATTGTCAATAAATTTCTTTTGACAAGTGAAACTTTTCTTTGGGATATTGTTCCTTGAATTCCGATGTAGAAATAAACTGATTCAAGTCAGCCATCTTAAAAAAGACCTTGTTCAGGACCGTTTTGTTGGTTGCCAGATCAGTAACTGATAGATAGCACGATTTCGCTTTGCCTGCCATTCGTATGTTCCTTTAGTGTGTAGCTATTATAGCACGGGTGCTATTTATTGTCAAGCCTTAAGAATGTCAGTGATTCTGGCGTGAATCAAGTCCATTTCGCTTTGTTCCATATAAAAATCCGTCGTAGGATCGTAATATTGGCCCTCGATGTTGTCATAATACAACACCCTACCCGAGAAGTTGAAGGGTCCTTCAAGGCCCCTGCGAGGACCATATTTGGTACGCATCTCGTCCATTTGCTCTTTGCTTGCGACAATTTTGTAGCCCATCAACAACCCCTTTCAACTGAACAAGACTCTATTATATAGCCAAATCTATTTAATGTCAACCTATGCTGATGTCTTCCATACCCGCTGTCCTCAAGCGAACCACGTGCCCCAACATAAAGTTTTTACTTTCTAAACCCTTGAGAATTCCAAGGTATCTATTCCTAAGTAATGACACTTCATTGATGAGGGTTTCAAAATCAATTACTTCATCTTCACCGTCTACATATTTTTCAGCATCTCGGCTGGTCAATGCTCTATTGTATGCTTCTAAGTATTTTTGAAAATGCTTTCGGCGAATCTGTCGTAGCTTGATATTGAGAAAATTCAACACAGCTTCAATTTCTTGTAGCTGATTAAATCTATGTTCCGTGACGCCAGGCAAACCGGTAATATTTTTTTCAACATTACCATATATCCTTACTTCTTTTTTAGCAGAATCTAATTCCCCTTCATAGTGAGAAATAAAATCGGGTATTGCCAATAAGTCAGTTGATACTCGGTTGTACCAGGTCATGTATCACCATTCATCATCGTCCTCGTCATCATTTTCTTCCTCATACTCCTCACCCGAATCGTGTTGCTCTGCATAATATTGAAGCGCCTTGCTGATTTCTTTGTCACCTTTAAAAGCGTCTTTGATGTCAATCGCCTCATAATTATGCTCAATTAGCAAGTTGACCATGGTGTCAGCCGCATCTTTCCGATCATTAAAGTCAACGTGTGTCCTTAACGCATCCCATACTTCTACGATAAAATCCAAGCTCATTAAGATACTCCTTCAGCATCCGCATCTTCAACTACCGTGTTAGCAACTGTACGATTCTTCTGTTCGAATTCGCTCATCACTAGTTCAAAAATTGAATTTGCGTTTTTATTCCACTCTTTACGGAAGTATTTATGCACAACTCCATTTAAGTCGATGTATGAGTAACGATTACCTTCTTTAGCAATCATACCCTTCTTTTCCAACAAGTCAAAGAATCCGCTATACGGACTCATTCCTGTTGAGTAAGGAATATGAAGCTGAATATCTTCGAAGGGCTTTGCGTAACGGGTCTTCATAATCTTGCACCCTGCACGAATACCAAGGACTTCTGACACTTTGTTGCCGTCTTCATCTTCCTTTAGTTTAAGTTTTTTCATTGCAACAACGATAGAACTAGCATACACAAACCCGGCACCGCCTGAGATTTTATCGTCAGGGTTATATGGATCTTGACTTGCGTATGTATGATTGGTTGCTACTAGGCCAATGTTTAAACTGCCGAACATATTCACACAATTGCGGACGAGCGCGGTCAGTGCCTTGGGCTTACGACCCATATCACCCTTCATCTCGCCGGCTTCAAACTGATTAACGTCAGTGGGCGTTAGCAGCATTCCAAGACTATCAATTACAAAGAGAACTTTGGGTCGTTCATCTGCAGGCAAGGTTTTATATTCTTTGACAAAATCACTAATTACTCTGGCAACATCGTCAATCATTGCCATATTAAGTTTAAGCATTTTATCGTCTGAGGTCTGAACGCCCAGCGCGTGAAGCCACGATTCATCCAATGCGTTTTCGCTATCAATGAGGATAACGTAGATACCCTGTTCTTGAGCATTTTTAATTAGGTTGCCGGCGCAGATAAAACTTTTGCCAGCACCTGATTCACCTGCAAATACTGTTACCTTACCCAGAGGTACTCCATTGGTAAAGCTACCAGAGATCAGGTAATTTAGTGCATAATTGCCCGTTGAAATCCAATCAGTGGGGTCGTTGAATCCAATTGACAATCCTTCAATACTCTTAGTTACACCTTTGCGGAACTTGCTTAGGTCGAATGGTTTTGCCATATTTATTTTCCTTTATTCAGTTATCTATGTGTAATGTTTTTAGTATAGAGCCTATCGGCAAAAGATACTTTGTCAAGGTATTCTGGACAAACATCTGCGATATGTTCTAACTCATACTCGCTGGGATAATGTCGTAGAATAGCTCTTGCTCTATCTCTTACTAAGCTTGGTACACGTGGGGTGCGACCTGGATCGCACAGTTCTTCCAATAATTTTTTACCAGCCTTAATGGCTCGGTATCGTTCATCCGGTAAAGTCATCTGAGGTCTCCTAAGGTAGGGAGATAATCTCCCTACCACCCGCGTAATTATGCAGGTTTAGATTGTCTAGCACGGATCATTGCAAGAATGTCCTGTGCTTTATCACCCGATGCTGCCTTAGTGGGCGCTACAACGGGCGAGTCTTCTTCTACATCAGCCCCTTGCCACGGGGCTGCACTAGTTGCGACAGGTGCTACAGGAGCAGATGCAGTTGGGGCTGATCCAGATGGAGCTTCTAGACCATAGGGACGGTAGTAAGAACCCCACCGCTCATTATCAAACGATTTGCCATCAACCGATGCTTCAAACATTTCTTTGATAACACGCATTTCAGCTTCACCGGGACGCTTGGGCAAGAAGTCTGCAAGATTAAATAGCCCGTGAGTTTCAATTGCCTCTTGCTCTGCCTGTGTCAATGCTGATTCTTTACGAGCCCAAGTACTGGTGCTGTAGTCAGCATAGCCACCCTTTTGTGTTTTCTTAACATTGAAGTCAAGCCCACGCATAATGTCAGTTGGCAATTCTTCCATCTCAGGATCCATCAAACTAGATTTGATAATAGTAAAGATTTGCGGAGAGATAATGAACCTACGAATTGGATTTGCAGGGGGTTTGTCGTCGCCAATTGGGTTCTGTCGAACAAATCCTTGAAAGAGATAACTACGCTTCTTCCAATACTTGTTAGCCTGTTCCTTAAGTGACTCGTCTTTGTACCAAGGACGAACTTCAGCGAGAATTGGACAAGCGTCGCCGTACATTTCTACACAGGGAACTTGAACTTGAACCTGCTTGACATTTGAATCACCCTTAACGCCGTTGAATGGCAGCTTGATGATTTGACGTTCAATCCAGAAAAAAGTATTACTTGGATTGCCATCTTGTAGTAGACGCAAAGTAGCTGTTGTACCTTCGTCCATATTCCAGTGCGCGTAAATCGCGTTGTCAGCTTGGGCGCCTGAACCCTTAGTGGTTTTGTTGTCTTGTGCTTGAATACGAGCACGAATTTCTGCGAGTGATGCCATGATACATTTCCTTATTTCATTGACTTGGTGTCAGATTAATGTCGCTGCTTCCCTATGAAGCAACTAACACTAGTGTAAGTATATCAAATAACTACGCCAGTGTCAAGTATATTTATCCCCGAAACACAAAAACTATTATTTTTGTAAGGTGTAATTTACCCTTTTCTACGCAAGGGCTATAGGGATAGATGGTTTTAATGTGGCATTCACTCCGCGAACACTATGGCTTATACCGCAATATTGTGTACACTGTGACATAACTTCTCGGACTCTATCTGCACCATACCAGAACGTGTGCAAATCGCCCTTTTTAGCCAATTTAAATCCGGGAAACTTGTGTGAGAAGCATAACCGGGCAATGCCATCCATGTCAACCATAATATTTCTATTAAAGCTATTACAAATTAATTCCTCGGTACCTCTACCATTCCAGCCTAACAAAGCATCTTCATTCTTATGAACACTGTTATGGTACATCTCTACGGTGTCAATGTACTTTGGGTCTAAATTTAATTTGTATTTTTCATTGCATTGATGCAGTATCTGCTTTAGCCCCCGGTGGTCCCTAATTACATTCATTTCATAAAACTTATCTGCCCGCTGCTGCCCGGCATTGTCTAATAGCGTACCGAACATTGGTTGTAGCCAATTTAATTTTAGCTTGTCAGCTTGTAAATCATTCAATACAAAATCATAGAACTGTTCTAAGTCTCTGTAATTCTGTTCGCACATTATGGACATGGCGTATATAGGAGTTTTTTTATTCAATAGTTTTCTTGCTTGTAGTAGTAATTTAATTGCGTTTGTCGCAGAAGTAAATGACCCAACCACTCCTCTTGTTGAGTCGTGTATTTTAGGAATATAACTATTTAATGATATTGTGATTTCTGTTGGGCCTTCTATTATTAATCTTTTTGCGACACTTAAGTCAGTTACCATAGTACCGTTCATAACTGACAGGCAACCCAATCCCAATGAACGACACTGCCTAGTAATGGGCCAATATCTTTCTGGATTCATCATTGCTTCCCCGCCACATATAACGATTGATCCTTTTGGATTCAGCGTGGAAAATTCATTAATAATATCATTGCGCTGTTCTATAGTTATATGTGATGGCAGTACCACTTCATCTCTGGTCCAATACATACAGGTTTTACACTTTAGATTACATTGTAAGTTAGTATCTAAGAACAAGAATTTTGGAGGGGAGGTCATTGGTTTAAATGTAGAGAGTTAGGTTTATCACCGTGAATATTATCACCTGATAGTAACCATAGCTTTTCGTGTTGTATCTGTATTTTAGGGTCGCCCCAAATGCTATATCCTAGCTGTGTTATCTTGTAACAAAAACTAACATCTTCGGATAAAAAGGTATTTTCATATTCGTGTGGTACTGGGCTGAACCACGGGCAAGTTAGCGACTCAAACACCCCAGCCTTAACAGCCATAAATCCCATACCACTAGCTCCTAATTTTATCCTACCACCATTGATGTTTAGTTGTTCCCGTTCCAACCAGTGCAGGTGGGTATAATTATCTGTATCTGTTGCTTTAAATGAGATAGCTTGTGCGTAGTGTTTATTGTCGTACTGCATATAAAACCCAGTAACAACCTTATGATCGTTATTACTTATCAGTCGTTCTAGATCGGCGGGTTTCCAAATGCAATCACTATCAATCCAAATAATCCAGTCATATTCTATGGTACCATTGAATGGCTTGAATGTTTTTGGAGGGCTACCTTTACCACCTAACAGCCAATTGCGACAGTTATACACGATGGGTGTGTAGGCATTGACTGTTGAATATTCTATATTGTTTTTATACAGCCATCTGATGGTGTCATTCCAAGAACAAAACCAAGATTTACTAAAACTATCACCAGGTAAACAAAACACTAATTTCATTAAAATATTTAATGTTCTGTTTATCTTGTAATTTATTTTCTAATTATGCGCAGCATCGCTTCTAGTTCATCCTGAGCTTCACGGACCATTGCTTGACTTTCATCTAATGGTGCGACAAAAGCTTCTCCCGTATCCATATTGAATTCGCCGAATGCCTGATCGCGACCGGGAATTTCAGCTACGATAGAGTCACCAAATCCCTTGCCTTTAAATTTAATTTGTCCGGCTTCATTTGGATATTTCTTTCTTACAGCAGCTTTCCAATTTTCAAGTTGATCAGTGTCACTACTTTCTGCCACACCTTGTTCTTTAACAGGATAATAACCACGTTTCTGATAATCAGGAACAGCAGTTTTGACAATACGAAGTTCTTTACCAGAATCTTTGTGTTTAACTGTCACAACTTGTTCTTTTTTCTTTTGTGTCATTTCGTCATCTTCTGATACGCGCCCGATCCTACCAGTACCTGATCCTCGATCGCCGGGAGAATAATCTGCTTTCTGTACCCCAGTAGCATATAAGTGATGTTCTTTTGGAAACAGCCGGAGTATCTCACTATATTTCTTTGCATATTCTGGCGGATCATCGTATCTTAACGATTGTATGCTAGCCAATCTACGTTCATATTCATCAAGCGATGAAGAGCCTTCCGCCACACCTT